CACTCCTACTGCTTCTTTTACTGCTTCAGCTGACATTTTGATTTGACTCCGAATTACCGTTGTAATCTATACTTATTTAGAAAAGTTAGAGATTTGATAGAAAATCATTAAAGAGATTCAACTTGTTCTCATCAAGTTTTTTCTGATCAACTAAGGTGTTGATCTGTTTGTAAGTCTTGGTTGCAAACCTCTCGCGGAGGATGCCACCGTCCCATACCCAATCTTTGCCTTCCATGATACCTTCAACAAAAGCATCTGGAGCACTAGGATCTGCAACAATATCAGCAGCGGTTGCTAGCATGAAATCGTCACCAACTACATTAATTCCTTCACGAGTTGCTTTAAGAGAACCGATTCCTCTTGAAGAAACTCCTAATTTAACTCCTTCCTCTACCAATGAAGCAGCAATCTTACCCATTGGTGTGCCAAGGATCTTAGCCTTACCAATGAAATTTTGTCCACTTTCCTTTAGAGAAACGATTTTGTGTGAAACTCTATCGAGATTCACAGTTGGACCGTCTGGGTGTCCAAGTTCTCCGAGAGCACGTCCTGATTGGATATGATTCTCGTTATATCTCCCTACCTCACGGCGGAGAGTTTCCATGGGATACATCCTGCCATTACGATTTTTGATGTTTCCTTGAAGGAAAACACCCTCAATATACATAGATTTCTTGCCGTTCTTTTGCTCAACAAGAAATTCTACAGATTCAATTTCTTCTCGTATGAGTTTCATCAGGCTTCCCCTGCTATTTGAACTTGTTGTACGTAAATTTTGCCAGAACCAGTATCGGTTCTAGCGGCAACCATAAAGGATCTCCTTAGAGTTCCTGTATCGCCAGAAGCGTTTTCATCGTCATCAGTCCAAGTACCACTCCATCCACTTGAATTATAAGAAACTGTTAATGTAGTTCTCTGATCGTCGGTTGTATAAGAAGGATAAGTTATTGCAGTTATATGTGCATGTTCAAAAGTCCATCCACTTTTACCACTTAGTGATACAGTATCACCAACAGCAAAAGGAGAACCTTTTACACCTTCTGGGAACTTAATAGTTGTGGTAGTCCCCTTTGTCACCATCGTTACTCTTTGTGAGAGTACCGGACCTAAAGATAAAAATGACTCACCAGATGCTTGAACCAAGTAATCTGTGACAACTGCAACTGGAGTTGATCCAATTGCAACGTGGTTATTACCACTAGTTGCTACAATCCTCAAGGTATCAGACTGTTGATCTATTTGTGTAGATTGTCCACTAGTAGCACTAGTCGTTAAAGTTACTACACTACCAACTGGATTGTGTACCGCCATTACTCGTCTTCCTCTGTTTCAGTGGTTGCTTCAGGTGCATCATTTACTTCAACTTCATCTTCAACTTCGGGAACTTGATTCCCAAATAAACTATTGGCGATTTCTGGCTTCAAAGCATCTACTTTATTGGCAGTCTTTGAATAAAGAAGATCTTTAATCGCATCACTCACCTGTGAAGGTGACTGATTCGCCACAATAGCATCCATTAAATCGTCCATACTAATGGTCATAACTTTTTTCTAATTATTATTTATATCTTCTGCAGTTTGCTTTCGATACGTAATTATATAGTTATGATGCTCCATCAAATTTCACCACCTTTTGGCATCTTAGTTCTACCTCCATCTTTGGCACCATCAAGATTAGGTTCCATAATAGGAGTTCCTAAATCTGGTTGAGGTACATTACCTGGTGCTTCGCCAAATGCTGGATCCATTCCTACACCATCAACTGCCATTTCAACTGCTTTTGGATCTTGAATGACTCCATCTTCAATTTCTTGTTCAATTAACTTATCCTGTTCAAGAATATCTTGATCAGTCTGACGAAGAACTTGACGACGAACCCAATCCTGAGAATAATACTTACCAATATAAGGTTCGGCTTCCATTGCTAATGCAAATCTTTCTCTCCGAATCTCACCGTCCTTAAGTTCAGAGAAGTGATTATCATATAAGAAATCAAACTGAATGTTCTCAGACATTGCATCCCAATCTTCTGGGGTACAAATATTCTTAAGTAAGCATTGAGTTCTTAAACAATCTAAGAATAGATTACTAAATCTCTTACGTAATCTACCTACAAACTTAGTAAACTTAAGTTCATCTCTTAATATCTCAGAAGATCTGCCCAGGTTAAATCCACCATCTCCTTCAATTCTTGAGATTGGAACATTAAGTGACTTATAAAGTTTCTTCTTGAAGTACTCAATGTCTGTGATTTCTCCGAGGTTTTGTCCTCCTGGTAGTGTTGAGATTTCTGTTCCACGTCCACCCTCTCTTCTAGGTAACCAGAAGTCCTCCATCATGGACATAAACTTCTTATCATCACGGACTTCACCCGTGGCAGCATCATAAACTAACTTGTTACGATATCTCATCATAACATCACGAAGGTATTGTTCTGCCTTAACTTTAGGTAGATTACCTACATCAATATAGAAAATTCTTCTTTCTGGTGCTCTTGATAATCTATAGATAACCAAAGAGTCCTCAATCATTCTAAGTTGATTGAGTGATTTAATTGCTTTATGAAGGTATGATAATACAGAACCTTTGTTTCTATCTACAAGGCCTGATGTGCAATAAGCAATTGAATCCTTTGCGAAACGAACACCTTTAGTGTCTGTTAAGTTACTGGATGGATTTAATGCCCCACCAGTGGTGTCCTTAGTGCTGTATATGAAATATTCTTCTATCTTAGGGAAAGCACTCTGCATGCTAGTCAGTTCTTTATTCCCTTGAATAGCTGCAATTCTTGTTGCTTGATCCTTATTTTCTTTGACAGCATGACGAACAAACCGCATTTTCATTGCGTCAATATAACGCAATTCCTGTATTCCATCCTGTGGTGATTTTAAATCTATAACTTTATGGTAATATAATCTACCATCGACATACCAGTTACGCACAATCTCATGTGCTTTTTTATCAAAATCAAGTAAATCTTTTACGTGTTTAAATTCTTGTCTTATTTTCTGCTTGATACCATCACTAGCATTTAATTTTGAAAGTTCAATTTCTACTGGACTTTCATTAGTGTCTGATACTAAAGTTTCTTGTATAACATCTTCGATTGCACCATCAACTTCTGGATGCAATGCCATCTCGCGATATCTACGAATAAGTTGAAACTCATTCTTAAATACACCTTCTAAGTCTACATAGTTACCAAAAAATCCCGAAGTCAGATAGTAATCGCTTTGGTCCTCCTTTGACATGGGGACCGGCGATACCACCGACTTCGGGGTCTCTTCATTATTCTCAATCGAGAATCCAAATAATTTAGCCATTAATACTATGGACTATACCGTTCATAGTATTTAGTATAGCACAGATATTACCTTATTTCCTAGACTATAGGCTTAGGAATACCATTTATCGCTCTCCAGTATTGAACTTGGAATTCAACTGTAAATTCTTCAATTGTATCTCCAGTTTCATAGGATAGTGCAATCTCAGAAATATTTGAAGGCCAAATATCAACGAACTGATACTGTCTCAAAACAGCAGATGTCTCACCACCTTCTCCAGTAATTCTACCAGATGGTCCATTAGCGGCTTGATTATCAGAATCTTTAATGGCAGTTTCGCCATGTCCTAGTTGATAAACATTAGCATCAACCATATAAGATATTGGACTTGTAGTTCCACTGTTATTATCCAGTTTAGAAATACCATTCATCCATCCTTCAAAGGCAGTTCTAATTGCCCAATCTTCATCATTAATAACGGTGATTGTCCATGGATCGAAGGTTCTGTCACCAGCAACCTTTAAAATACGACCTCTAAATGGGACATCGATTGGTGCAACGTTTGATGCAGGAAGGTTAGCAGCCTTACATAAGAATCTAAAATCGTCCTTCTCTTTTGTCCAAAGTCCCTCGGCATATGAGGGAAATTTGTCAATTGCAACCTCGAACAGATTCGGGCGAGCACCACCACCCGCTAATCTGCTCTTAAACTGATTGATCGTCTTAAGTCTTGGATTGTTAGCCATTTTACGTTAAACTCCTTAAATTAAACTCTACCAGCGACTTCCTCGAAACTAACTCCTGTGCGGGTGGCAACAAAGGTTAGTGCAACGAAGTTGATAGATTTAGCGGGCTTGAGGAAGATGTCTGCATGGAATTCATTATTATCGATGACATCTGGTGTGTTGTTTGTCTCGTCGCAAATTACTAGGAAGTCGTAAAGACCACGCTTTGCTTGAACGTCACGTAGATATGGTTCTACGATATTAATAAAGTTCGAGCGAGTAATTTCGTCGTTGAACTCAAAGAGTTGAGCTTGTGCAGCTCTCTCCAGTGCCTGCTCGACTGTAAGGAACAGTCTTCTAACGTTAATTCTGTCAAACGCTGAGGCATAACCAAGGGCAGTCTTGTCTCCGAAGAGCATTATGCCAATACCAGGGCGGAATATAATCGGGTTAATTCGCTTGGTATACAGAGTATCTCTCTGTGCCTGCGTAGGATTATAAGCAAGTTTTGTAGCGTTGTTAAGAACACCGCGTTGCTGTCCTGCAGGTGAGAACCATGGATAGAACTCTCTGTTAGTCCTAACCATTAATCCAGCAATGTCGCCGTTAGTTGGAACCCAACGGAACTCATTGTTGAATCTGTCAAACATATACTTGTATCCAGAATCCATGATTCCGTAGGAAGAAGAGTTAACTCCATCCAAAGTGGATACAATATTGTCTGTTTGAGTAGTAGAGTTGGTTATGTTAACCACGTCTCCACGTTGTGGTGATGTTACTGCAACACAATCCTTACGTGTTTCAGCAATATCAATTAACTTGTTAGCCTTAGCCTGTGATGCTGCTCTTGAATCACCACCAGGTCCAGCAATCAGATAATCAACTGCAATCTCATCCTTAGTCTGGAACTTCTCATAAGAAGTAATCAGATTTCCGAGAGTAGCAGCAAATCCGTTTGCAGTTGTATAGTTGTTACCACCATCCATCTTATAGGTGGTGTTTCCTATACCTGCAAAATACTTAACATCCTTAGCATTTTGTCCCCACTGTCCATCAGCATTGCTGATTGCAGTAAACACAGTTCCACCGAAACCAGTCTGAACTGGAACAGTAAGACGTAGAGCATCAAATGCAATAGATGGGTTGTATCCAGCATAGATTCTCTCTGAGAAATCTGCCAGATAATTCTTGTACCATATCTTGGTTCCAGCCTGTCCTGATGATTCAGCATCAAGTGCTTTGGAAAGTGAGATATGCTTCTCAATAATGTTACCCTTAATACCAGTTACAATACCATCATCATCAACAACGACAACGTGCATTGCGTCAGACTTAGCACCTCTATCAAGAGTGAATTGGTTAGTTACTGGTTTCTGAGCAACAGACTTCCAGTAGATAGTTGCGTTATCTAATCCAAGAGTCTGATTATCATACCAGTCAGCGACTGCTGAAGGTGAGAAACCAGACGCATTACCATATGTGTTAGAAGGAGTCCTTGTGAAAAGAGTATCAGAAGCGGTGAAGGCATGAATACCACCTTCAGTGTAATCAACTTTAGTTTCAGTTGAACCACCACCAACTGTTTCTACACGAGAAATAATCTTAACATCAATTGATGACTTACCACCAGCAGCATCAGTAGTGACACCAGTGATGATACCCTTAAGGTATCCAGTGAAAGTAGAAGTTGTACCTTTTCCAGGAATTGAAACTGCAGCCATTGCTGTAGTAACACCATATCCAATGGTACAACCAATAGCAGCAGGACTAGCAGAACTTATAGTCAGTGTCTGGTCTGCCAAGTCGTCAATGAATGCAACTTTTAAACCTTTTGCCCACTGTCCAGGGTTTTTGGCAGCGTAATAGAAATCGGTAGCAGAAGTGTAGTTAGACTGATAATCGTCGTAACTCTTAATCTTTAGGGTAGTAGTATTAGCAATACCAACACCAGCATTAGCGTTCTTAAGATCGTCATCGTCAGTCCTACAGACTTTAATGATACCACCATAAGAAAGGAATGACGCTGCAGTCATCCAATACTCATACTGTGCATCGGTGCTCAATGGCTTACCGAAAGTGTTGATTAAATCCTGT